GCGAGGGCCGGGATCTGGCGCGCAGGTATGCGTGGCAGGCGCTCACCTACGAGGCGACGTTCACCACGGTTGCCACGGAATCGCAGGGCGCGCTCGAGGACATCGTGAGCGGCCAGTTGGTGCGCTACATCGTCAACGACACGATCTGGAACCGCACCACCGGGGAGCCGGTGCTCGGTCCGCGTCCCGGCCGGATCTGGCAGGGATACAAGGCGGTCACGTTCGCGAGTCCGTTCTACGAGTACCGTCTGCGCGGCAACGAGTTGCTGTTCATCCCGACGCCCACGGCGGGGCATACGTGCGCGTTCGAGTACGTGAGTCGGTACTGGTGTACCGATGTCACCGGGGCGACCTACCGCGATGCGTTCGCGGCCGATACCGACCTCGGGCTCGTGGACGACGAACTGCTGCTCTCGGGCCTGCTGTGGCGCTGGCGCAAGGCGAAGGGGTTCGACTACGCCGAGGAGCACATGCACCACGAGCGGCAGGTCGCCGATGCGATGGCGCGCGACGGCACGAAGCCGATCCTCACGCTGCACGAGACGCGCAGTGATCTGCCGACCGCCATTCCGCGGGTGATTGGTTCGTGAGACAGGCCCTCCTCCAAAAGCCCCGCGGCGCACCGCGCTCACGCTCGGTATCGCTGCCGCCGCCGATCGGCGGACTCAATGCGCGCGATTCGGTCGCGAACATGGAGCCCGAGGACGCGCTCGTGCTCGACAACTGGTTCCCGCGCACGACCGACGTGGCGGTACGGAACGGCTACACGGCGCACTGCACGTTCACGGGCAACTGCGAGACGGTGGTGGTCTACACCGGCCACGCGGCCACCAAGATCTTCGTCGCGGTCAACACGACCGTTGACCTCATCATCGACGCCACGACGGCGGGTGCGATCTCGACGGCCGTGGTGGGTAGCAGCGGCCCGACCGTGCAGGCGATCACGAACTCGCGCTGGGACTACGTGAACTATGGAACGGCCGGGGGCATGTTCCTGTCGATGGTGAACGGCACCGACACGGCGCTCGAGTACGACGGCACGACGTGGAGCACGGCGACGCTCACGCACGCCGACCTCGCCAGCACCGACGACCTGTTCACGAACGCGGTCTATGCCGAGCGGATCTGGTACGGGGAGAAGAACACGTTCAACGTGTACTACCTGCCCGTGCGCACGAAGTCCGGCGCGATGACGAAGCTCAACGTGGGCTCGTTCTTCAAGCTGGGCGGGTCGCTCAATTCGATCGTGACCGTCACCGACGCGGCCGACGCGCTCACCGACTACATCGCCTTCGTTTCGACCGAGGGCGAGGTGATCGCCTACGCGGGAACGGATCCTGCGACGCCGGCCGACTGGGTGCGCGCGGCGCACTTCCGCATCGGCCGCCCGGTCTGCAAGGGTCAACGAGCCTGGTGCAAGCTCGGCGCCGATGCGCTGATTACCTGCGCAGACGGCATCGTGTCGCTGAGACGTGCGATTGCCAGTGATCGGGCTGAGAACGCATCCTCGATCAGCGACAAGATCCGCGACCTCATCAACGCCGACGTGGCCGTGCATGGGACGCGCTTCGGCTGGCAGATCGAAGTCCATCCAACGGGCTCGAAGCTCATCTGCAACGTGCCGACGCTCGAGAACTCCACCTCGCGCCAGTACGTGATGAACACCCAGACCGGCGCGTGGTGCCGCTACACGGGCTGGGATGCGTTCTGCTTCGGGGTCGCAAAGGACACGCTCTACATGGGCGGGGCGGGGATTCTCGTGATCGCCGACAGCGGCAGCGAAGACGGCGGGGACTCGATCTCGACCGACTGCCGGCAGGCGTTCAACTACTTCGGGGCGCGTGGACAGACGAAGCAACTGAGCCTGATGCGCCCGATCCTGTCGATCACCGGGGCCGCCGAGGTGGCTGTGGGCGTCGATACCGACTACGGCGCGAACGCCACGCTGGCGCTGCAGACCATCCAGGGCGGGGCGGGCGATCCGTGGGGTGGCGTGTGGTCCGCCGCATGGGCGCAGGCCGCTGCGGTGTATCGCAGTTGGTTCGGCGTGGCGGGTGAGGGGTTCGCCCTCGCGCCGCGTCTCAAGACCATCACCGATGGCGTCGAGGTGACGTGGAGTGCCACGGACGTGGTTTACGAAGCCGGCGGGAGGCTTTAGGTGAGTGCGCCGCGTCATCCTCAACGAGCGCGACCGCTGTGCCGAATGGGCGCGGCAGCGGATCCCGCATGTGGAGTCGTGGGGCGAGTGGTGCGAAGCGATCGGGCTCGAGGACGACGGCGAACTGCTGGCGGTGGTCGTATTCAACCTCTACAGCGGGGCAGATATTGCGATGCACATTGCGGCGGTGCCAGGGCGACGCTGGATGACCCGCGAATTCCTGCGCGTGGCATTCCGCTACCCGTTCGTGCAGTTGGGCTGCCGGCGCGTGTCGGGCTACGTGCCGGCGTCGAATGCCGACGCGCTGCGGTTCGATCTCCACTTGGGATTCGTGCGCGAGGGCTTGCTGAGAGAAGCGCTGGTGACTGGGGAAGATGTGGTGGTGCTCGGAATGCTGAAATCTGAATGTAGGTTCCTATGAAAATCTATACCCGCGTCGTGATCGACATGGCGACGAGCGAAGTGCTCGAGGCCGACAGTTACGAGTACGACGGCCCCATCGCTGAGTGCAAGAAGGGCGGCAAGGCACCGAAAGCCCCCGACCCGAACGTGGTGTCTGCCGCGCAGACGCGCAGCAATCAGGACACCGCAGCCTACAACGCGGCCCTGAACCGCACGAACACCTACACCCCCGCGGGGTCGAGCGAGTTCACCGTGACCGGAACCGATCCAAGCGGTGCGCCGATCTACCGGCAGGACGTGAAGCTCGCGCCCGATGCGCAGGCGCTCTACGACCAGCAGCTCGCGCAGTCGCGCGAACTCGGCAACGTCGCGCAGGGGATGATGAACCGCGTCGGCGAGAACTACGCGCAGCCGCTCGACACCTCGAGCGCGCCGAAACTCTACGGGGCGGATGACCTGCTCGCCGCGCGCCAGCAGGCGCAGGACGCGCTCTACAACCGCCAGACGGCCTACCTCGACCCGCAATGGCAGCAGCGCGAGGAAGCGTTTCGCACGCGCATGGCGAACCAGGGCATCACCGAGGGCAACGAGGCGTGGCAGAACGCGAAATTCGATGAGGACCGCGCGCGCAGCTTCGACTACGGTCAGGCGCGCGATGCGGCCATTGGCGCGGGTGCGGCCGAGACCGGAATGCTCGCCGACATCTCGGGCCGCCAGCGGGCGCAGACGATGCAGGAACTGTACGCGAACCGCGCGCTGCCGCTGAACGAGTTCAACGCGCTGCGTTCAAGCTCTCAGGTGGACATGCCGCAGTTCGAGGGTGCTGCGAACGTCAACTCCGCGAACACCGACGTGAGCGGGAACATGTGGAACGCCTACCAGGCGCAACTCGACCGCTACAACGCCCAGCAGGCGCAGTCGAACGCGATCATGTCGGGCCTGTTCGGGCTCGGCTCGGCGGGCATCGGCGCATGGGGCATGAGGGGCTGATATGGCACGCAACGTCCGAGTCGTCACTGGACCCCGACCGACAGGCGAGATCGAACGCGCGCAGGAGTTTGCGGATGCCCTGATGGCGCGCTCGCTGCGCCCGCGGGGACCTGAGCAGCGCGGCCCGGTACAGGTCACGATGAGCCCGTGGGAGGGTGTGGCACAGTTGGGCGAGGCGGCGATTGCGGCCGGCTCGCAGAAGTACGCGCGCAAGCTCGCCGAGGCCGATCAGGAACGCCTGCGCGCCGCGAACGAGCAGTTGGTCGGCCAGTTGGGCGGCTACAAGGACGCGCCACGCAGGATCGAGGACCGCGCACCGATGGCGAACTTCGGCCAGCCCACGGGGGCGCCGGTCGATCTGCCCGAGGACATGCGCGTGCCGACCGACAAGGCCGAGAAACTGGCGGCTGCGATTGCGGGCATGGATCCCGGCACGGCGAATGCGGCGCTGTCGGGTGTCTCGCTGCAGCGCCAGCTCGCGGACCCAGAGGCCGAGGAGGCGTACACGCTCGCCCCGGGTGCGGCGCGCTACAAGGGCGACCGAATGATTACGGAACGGCCCGCCGAGGCCAAGCAGCCCGGTCTGCCAGAGGGGATGCGGATGAACCCGCAGACGGGTCAGCCCGAGTGGATTCCCGGCTACCTCGAGGCGAAGGAGCGGCTCGCCGCTGCGGGGCGCTCGAGCACGAACATCACCTACGACCCGGACGGCAGCAACCGCTACGGGGCACCCCCGGCGGGCTACTACCGGCCCGACCCGGCGCAGCCGAACGTCGCGCAGATGCCCGGCGGGCCGGCGGCGCTCGAGTCGCAGCAGACGCGCGAGAAGGACCAGGCGCGCCGCGAATCGCAGACGATCAAGGCGCAGGGCGTGATCG